CCCCTCAAACAAATAAATTGTTTGAGGCCCCCACGCCAAAATGGTGCGACAACTGCAACAACTGGAAATGACAACAAAACGATTTACAAAGGCTCTTTCCCCCCTACAACCCTCTATCTCCAAAAGCTATACCGTTAGCCAGCAGAGCAGACCGTAGGCAAGAACTGGCGTGAGATTCGGACTGGTGGATGGTCTACGACTATTTTACATGGAGGATTGACTTCATTTTGTAGTTGGTTGGATATGTAGAAATGTTGCATAGCTTAGTTGCAAGTTAGTATCAAGATAATTGCAAGTTGGTTGCAAGTCTTATCAACAAGACTGGTTTATTTTATTGGTTAAAAATACTGAGGTATTGTGTGAACGGGGATGCCAGTAAAATAATAGCTAAAAAGATTGAGTAATTATCTGCGACTATTATAATAAGTACGATTGTCAAAGATTTTGAGGTAATGCGATGGGGATTAAAATTGACAGGTGTCAAGACACATATTGATTTTGGGAAGGTCTGATGGCTTAGCGACTATCGCACCTCTCTTTTCCTAAAAGGCGAACGACTATTTCTCGCAAAAAATACACGACTATTTAACGATGATTAGTTAGAAAATGCTACGACTATTACTCTACGACTATCAGCAAACTACTCGTTACTATACGATATATAGGACTTTCAAATGCTTGTCATCTGACGACTTTACGACTATTCCACGACTATCCGCCGGGAGAAGCTACGACTATTCCAGTCGGAACGCTGCGACTATTGCTGACCTCTATTGGCTATCGGGCGAAAGCCCGAAAAGAGATACGGCGGTAGCCGTCAATGGTTCCGCCCGCCCGCTGTTGAGTCTGCTCTCTGTCCATCAATGCCGGGCAGCAGACCGCCGGGCTGACCCTGTATAGGTGGAGACGCTGACCCCTCAGCAGGTGCGCCGGGTGCAGCACTTGCCAGCGATCCACACACGGCAGGAGCTGACCCCGCCGGGCTGGCATGATTTGCGCTCCCCTTATATACCTTATTGTAATAGGCGGCTGTGCTGACTTGTACAGCGTCCGGCGTGGCGGTGGTATCTGGTATCGGTGAAGGGGCTGCACTTGACGGTATGCCCTCCGGCGTGGCACAGGTGGTGTATATGCGGCTTGTGTGGATGCTGTATTGTGTGCGCTGGAATGGGGCAAATCAACGGAAAAGCCGCTGCAAAGCCCTGTAAACGGTTTTGGAGTTTAGGCGGTATAATTGCATGAGCGACAGAAAGGCCGCTGTAAACGCTTGTATTGGGTTGCATTGCAACAAGGCAAAATAAAAGCCCTGCATCCTCAGCAGGTGCAAGGCAAAAGAAAAACCCCGCCGGACTGGGGCGGGGTTGAATATAAAAGTGCGTCAGCGCTGGCGGCGCCAAACATTATAATCTGTTGCCGTCATGATGGTATAGCCGCCGCAAACCTTGACAACAACGTCTGCACCCGTTGCGGCCTTGCGTGCATAGTATCGGTTTGTATACAACCCTGTTATTGCATTATATCCCTTGTTAGTCATAATATAAGCCCTCCATTATTTTGACGCCTTAAACAGTGCCGAAAAAAACCAGAAGAAAAACAGAATGCAAGAAAATATCATGTGCAGCGCCTCCCATTAAATACGCCCTTCGGCTGTTTTGTCGAAAATATAGTGTGTTCCGCTGTCACTCCGGCGCACAAAAATGTCATCTTGCCAGCCGTTAGAAACGATTACACGCAACATGGTCAGCATACCGTCATAATATGCTTTATCTTTTGCCGTTTTTTGGTGCTGTCCGGCTTTATCGAGTGCAGCAAGTGCACAGCTAAATCTTTTTTCGTCGATCATGTTATAACCCCCTTATACCACGCTGAACCGCTTGTAGCTTGTGCGGGTGCTGCACTCTGCGTAAATATCCGGGTGCAGCGTCTTCAAAAGCTTGCTATCTAGGCGGACGCTTTGCACATCCTTGTAAATGGCTTTTGCGGTGCCTTGTGCCATCTCTGGCGCGCCCTGCATCATGCAGATAATATCAGCCTTGATACTTTCGTTCATTGCTTCCAGCTCTTCCAAAAGCCGCTTGTTTTCGCGGTATTCGTTCACCTTTTCTTCGAACAACGTCATTTTTTAGCCCTCCATTAGCTGTTAAGAAATGCAATCATAACAAGCGCGCCGGAAATCATACCACCAACGTACCAGAGGGCGGCCCACTGTGAAAAATCAAGAGTAATCATTGCTTATACCCCCTATCACATAACCTGAAACAGCGCAGATGTGTGGGCGGTGACGGCGTACAGTTTGCCGGACGTGTTACCCTTGACCAACACGCCGGTAACACCGTAAATACCGGTGTTGTATGCGATGGTATCAAACCCGCATTCAGCAACGCGAAGCGCGTCAATCTCTGCAAAGCGCTTTTTGGTCAAGTCCTCGGCGGCGTTGGTGGTAACATAGCGGCGGATGTCTTTTAATGTGGTTTTCATGGTTTTTGTCCTCCTGTTTTGGTGTATTGTGGTTGTAGTCCATATTTATCTGGACTGATTATATTATATCCATATATATATGGATTGTCAATGCTTTTGGCAAAATATATCCATATAAATATGGATAAAAATAAACGTCCGAAATTGTACACTTTGCCGGACACATTGCAGGCAGTCCAGCATCCGCCGCCGTCCCGATCTCCCTGCGCAGCGTGTCCAGCGTTTGGGTGTGTGTGTCGGTGCGTGGCTTGCTGTGGGCGGTCTGGCTTGCATCTGGCACGGTCTGCGCTGCTGCCTGTGCTGTGCAGTCTGTCCGGGTGCGCTGGGGCCACCTGGGGGGAATTGGGCCAGAGGCCCGGGTGGGGGTGGTGAGTCCCGTCTCCTCCGACCAAAATAAAAAAGGCACTTTCTTTGCCAAGACCCACCCTACCTTCACAAAACGAAACCCATCTGATTGTGCAAGTCTCCAAAAATTCCGAAAAATACAAAAAGACCCCTCTTCCGGTCTAATCTGTGCTATACTTGACCGTAAGAAAGGGGCATTGTGAAATGGCAAAACTCGTAAAGTGTAAACACTGCGGCGCAAGGATAGCGGCTACCGCTAAAACTTGTCCACAGTGTGGTGGAGAGAATACACCGCCAAAGCCAGCTTATAAGCGGCTGTGGTTCAAAATCCTTATGGTAATGTTCGTATTGGCTTTTATTATGGATTTGATAAGCCCCCGTAACAAAACAAATACTGCGGCTAGCTCTGAAAGCAAAAAACCAACATCATCCGTTGCGTCACCTGCAAAGGCAGAATCCGAAAGTTCGTCTGCTACTTCGGAAGAACCTGTGAAAGAGGACGACTCTTTTATTCTAGTTGATGAAGTTCTTGGCGATTACGGAAAAGAAGAAACGAACAAGAGTGGTTATAAATATATCTGGTACATGGTTCCGGCTGGCACATACGAAGTTGAGAATCAAAACAAAGAAGCTACAGTATTTGTGGTGTCTGATGCAAACTCTGATGATGTGAGCGACGTGCTTAAATTTGAAAAAGCTGGTGAAAGGCAGAATGTTACCGTTAAAGACGGTTATCATATCGAACTTTCGATTAGCACGGAAATTCTATTAACGCCAGTTAAATAAATGGAGAAATGCAAAATGAGCTTTATAGGAGCAATAGGAGCCATCGCAGACCTTGTAGAAGGATAATCACATAACACAAAAAGCCAGCGGCTAGATGTTCTCTAACCACTGGCTTTTCTTATAGGCTGTTTACTTCACGATTTCAGCGTGATAGGGATGATACTCAACATTGGGCAAGGGCATCCAATACTTCACATCGTGCATGATGCACTTGTTGTCCCGGAGCAGAACCGGCTCGATCTCGCCGTTTTCGTCCGGTTCAAAGGAAAGCTGACCGCTATCGACAACCTTTCCGTCACAAGCGATAACAGGCTCGTGGACGCACTCGCCGTAGTCAACGGTGCGCCAGAGTTTCAGCATGGTCTCGAAAGCGTAGTTGAGGTATTCCCCCATATCCTGAATCTTATCTGCGGTAAGCATAGTTGTTCTCCTTTCACATGGGCATCTGGGTCTGGCCGTTCGTGACCTGAACCAACATAACGGAGTTCGCACACGGTCTCCACTTCTTGATGTACTCGACAGCTTCATCAAACCTCTTCTTCGGCACGTTATTTCTGCTGTTTACATTGAACCAGTCCTGAATGTCCCGGTTGCATTCCATGAACAACTTCTGAGAGACGCTACGGCTCTTGTAGGCCGGGCTATCCATGCCGCCAAGAGCGTTGATGACCACCGTGTTCACGACACGCTTCAACACACGCTGCTGGTTGTAGTCGATGGTCATAGTATTCTCAAGAGCGGAAATACGCTGCTCCTGTTTCATGGTGCGCTGGTCAATCACAAGGATTGCTTGCAGTTCCTTAGAAAGCCCTGCGAACTGGTTGACGGACACGTTTTTCTCAAGGTCAATCAGCTTCTGGCGAATCTCCATACCCTCAGGTGTCCGCTGAATCATTGCAATGTGCTTTGCCATGTCCAGAGTGATAACGTGCTCTGTACGAGTAGTATACGGATTTTTCGGATTATTGGTTGCGCATTTTTGAGCGACCAATGAATAGTCCGTACCTTCGACAAAACCATACTCGCACATACGAGGGAACCAGTCTTTGTATGCGGTCTTGATTTTGAGCCGCTCGTGCAGTTCTCGACCCAGCACAACCTTTTCGCCAGTGTCGGTGTCGTACACGGGGATAACATCTTCGGAGAAGATTCGGATGGTTTCAAGATTATTATTCATAGAAATTTGACCTTTCTATCTTGCGAGAGCAGGCCATCTCTGGTATAATAACCCAAAGAGGGTCTATACTCTCTGAGTGTGTGATGATACGTTCGCTTCTGTCGCCAAACTTTAGCGAGCGTATCATTTTTCGTTTTCATTGGTAGAATCCATCGGATGCAGCGTGAAGAACGCTTCACGGAAAGCAGCAGAGATGGATACCCGGTTCTTGATGCAGTATTCCTGCAAGCTTGCAAACTGCCGCTCCGTAACGCTGATGGTAACGGTGTGACCGTAACGCTCTGCGTAAGGACTGCTCATACACATTCACCCCCTTTCGTTTTGCTGTGCAATAAGTGTAACCGCAAAATATTAGGATGTCAAGAAAATACACCCCATATATTGTGTTCACTAGTGCTGGCATCAGATTTTTTCATTCTGATTGGATGCTCCCGCTTCGTACCCTGCCCGGTAGTTCAGTTCGGACAGCTTACCCAGCGCTTCTGCGTACTCCCTGTCCTCACTGGTCGGCTCTTTGCCGTGTGCGAGGGTTTTCAGAAATTCTTCGGTTTTCGTAGGAAAGTTCATGTTTTTTGCTCCTAACTCTTGCGGAGAGCAGCCCTTTTTGGTATAATAGATTCCGAAAAGGGAGACTGCCCCCTTTGTGGTTGCAGGTTCTCGTTTCGTGATGTGGATAAGCTATCAGTTCTGCTGTGGTAGGTGGGAACTGGTAGCTTATTTTTTTATGCCTTGATGTTCTCAACGTAGGATGCTACCCACTCGATACCCATGCGGATAACATCGACCTTTGAGATGCCCAATGCCTTTGCGCTGCTCTCCATGCTTGCGATCTGGCTCTCTGTGAGCCGAGTGCTTATCATGCGCAGCTTATCACGTTCCGAGGTTTCTGCTCGTCTTGCCAAGCCTATCACCTCGCTTTCGCTGAAACAAGTATAAAGCGTGAAAATATGCTTGTCAAGACCCAAAGTTTTACGGAAATGAAGTTTGGCAGAATTACTCCTTATTATAGAAAATTTTCTACCTGATTGTGATTAACTAAGTAAACATCCTTATACTACTCTAGTATGTATAAATACATACTAGAGTATATTTATATATAATATAAGCGCAAGCAAAGAAAGTCCAGAAATATCTTGACATCCAGAAATATCTTGATATAATAGAATCAAGAAAGGATGGCGAAGAAAAATGACGGCAAGTGAAGCGATAAAGGAAATTTTGAAATTGAAGGAATTGAACCAAGCGAAGTTAAGTGATATGCTTGACATTCCGCTTAAAACCTTGAATGAACGTCTAAGGCACAAAAACATTAGTGTCAACAAACTGGATGAAACACTAAGGGTTATGGGATACAAGATTATGGTAGTCCCTCGTGAGACAAAAGTCGAAAATGGGTTTGACATCAAGTGATGGGTGAAAAAAATGCGTTACTTCTTAGCTAGAGTGTCTAGTAAGGAGCAAAGCCTTGCAAGACAGCTTAAAATCGCACGAGATCGGTTCGACATCCCAGATGAGAATGTATTTTGTGATAAAATGACAGGCAGCAGCTTTGATCGCCCGCAATATAAACGATTGAAAGAGACTGTCAAGGCTGGGGATGAAGTCATCGTTAAGGAATTTGACCGATTCGGGCGTGACAAAGACGAAATGAAGCGAGAACTTCAATGGTTCAAAGAAAAAGGCGTGATTGTTCGCATTCTCGACATTCCGACCACGCTTATTGACTTCCAAGACCAGACATGGGTGCTAGAAATGGTAAACAACATCCTTATTGAGGTTTTGGGCGCAGTAGCTGAACAGGAGCGCAAGAAAACCAAGCAGCGTCAGGCAGAGGGTATAGCTGCCATGCCCATTGTTGATGGCAAAAGAGTGTCGGCGAGAACAGGCCGTAGCTTCGGCAGACAGGAAAAGCAAGTTGACGAGCAGCAGTTTGAAAGCCTATTAAAACAACAGCAAAAAGGCGAAATTACCGTGAAAGAGTGCTGCAAGCAGCTTGGTATTGGAAAATCTACTTGGTATGAACGTGTCGAAAGATACGCAAATAAAAATAGCGGCAGCCCAACCACAAGCCACCGCTAAGAGTACACCAAACTAGTCAAAACAGGAAAAAGAATGGTGCAACCACAGTATACCATTCTTTTCTCTAACAGGCAAGAGAAAAGGAGAGCAATATGGAAAAGCAAAAACCGTTTTATTGGGATTTTATCAAAAAAGATGCAGATTTGACATTTCGCTCGGTTTTCGATTTTGTAAACTGCAAAGATTTCACTTCGTTTATGCTGGAATGCCAATCTAAGAGACGCAATGTTTTGTTTTATGATGAAAACATATTTTTTGATTTCAGGAAAGAAGGCCCTTCCGAAACATTTAAGCGGCAAATGAGAGTTGCTCTTCTTACATTTATTTTGGAAAGCATTCCCGCAATAGCAGAAGATTATCTTGCGTATTTTAAGAAATACGCTGGATGGAAGAGCGATAAAACGTTTACTCCTACCTTAATCGAAAAGAAGGAAAGACTTAACTGCGAAACGTGGCTTGATGAACAAGCAAATATTATGTGACCCGCCAGGCATGGTATCGGATTGCTGAACAGAGAAAGGCTGGATAATATGCAGGGAGAAGAACTGATTGTTAAGAACGGAAGCATCACGCTACGGTCTATGCTTGACTTTGGTGGTTTCCTCGAAATCAAGCGGTTCTTGGAAGCCTGCCATTCGGAAAACTGCACCGTGACTTTTGCAAACGAGGAAATTGCCATTTTCCCGAATGAATACGACGCTACTAAAGATGCTCTTGTCTTTATTTATGGTACACTGGCAGAAAGACACAGTATTATCGAAAAGTATCTCCGCTATAAGCTGATGCTAGGAGACGAACAACCAAAACCTACTTTACATAGTCAGAGAAAGGAATAAAGCATGAAACCCGTAAAATTGTCAGAACAGAGCCTGAAACTCATTGAAACACTGTGCGATTACACCGACAAGCCCGACATTCTCAATGCCATTGCAGACGCTTTGTACTATGATGCAAACGAGTTGAAACGCAGGCTCAACCAGCTTGCAGAAGAAGTCAAATAAACTGAGCGACCCATTTATTAAGGTGGATTTTAGCAAATAATTTTCTGAAATAAAATTATAAATCCGAATATTTAATTTTTGTGCAGTTGTAGGCACTCTTTACATTTTCAGGTAGGGGGTGCCTATTTTTTATGCAGCCAAAACAGTGTATCTCCATCATTGACAGCATCAAAACGTATGCAAAGCAGAATCCGACAGAAGCGCAGGTCTACGAGGACTGGTTTCAGGCGGTGGTGAATCTAAGAGATGCCCTGCCGCAGGATAAGCGGTTCGATGCCTACAAATACTCTGGTGAGTTGCGCTCCGTATGTGCATCCATGATGGGCAAGATGAAAACAGGCGAGGACGTGGCGAAGGCTTATGACATTATCAGTCGGACGTACCTGTTTGAAGCAAAAGACGTGTTCGACAGCTATTGCATCTACCTTGAATGGAACCGTGCGCCGGAGAAGAAGTTCTATCAGCCACGAAGAAAGGTGCTTCTGACGCTGGTTCGTGACCTAGAGGACTTGTTTTTCCATCGTGTAGAATTTCTTGGGGTTAGCCAGCCCCCGAGAACCGGAAAAAGTACGCTCTGTATATTTTTTATCACATGGCTGATGGGCAACCGCCCGGACGTTGCATCGGTCATGAGCGGACATTCCGACAAGTTGACCAATGGCTTCTACGGCGAAGTTCTGTCTATCATCACTGACCCCGTTACCTATAACTGGGGCAAAATCTTCCCTGATGTTCAGCTTGTAGACAAGAGCGCAAAGGACGAAAGCGTTGACCTGAACCGAAAGAAGCGCTTCCCCACCCTTACTTGCCGCTCTATTGGCGGCACGCTGACCGGCGCAGTTGAAATCGGCGAGGGCGGCGTTCTGTACAGCGATGACTTGATTGAGGACTTGGAGGAAAGCCTGAACGTTGAGCGTCTGAACAACAAGTATGATGCCTACCTGAACCAGCTAAAAGACCGTAAAAAGCAGGGCGCATTGGAGCTGATGGTCGGTACACGTTGGAACGTGCTTGACCCTCTGGGTCGCATACAGAACCAGTACGCGGACAATCCAAAGTACAGATTCCGGGTAATTCCTGCGGTGGACGAAAACGGACACAGCAATTTCAATTATGACTATGGCGTTGGCTTTGACGATGCCTACTATGCCGATATGAAAGCCAGCATTGACGACGCAACATGGTGGGCAAAGTACATGGGTAAGCCCTATGTGCGTGAAGGTCTGCTTTTTCCTGCGGATGAGCTTCGGTATTTTAACGGCGTTCTGCCTGATGGAGAGCCTGATCGGAAGCTCATGGTCATGGATATTGCATGGGGCGGCGGGGACTTCACCGCTTGCCCTATCGCCTATGTGTATGGTGATGCCGTGTTTATCCCTGACCTTGTGTTCAATAACGGCGATAAGACCGTGACCAGACCGGAAGTCGTGGGCAAAATCATCCAGCACAAAATCAATGTGGTGCGTGGCGAAGCCAACAACGGCGGTGATGAATACTGTGACGTAGTGGACAGCCAGCTCCGGCAGCATGGCTATCACTGCTCTGTCCGCAGCCAGCGTGCACCCAGCGGTCAAAGCAAGCTGTCCAGAATCATCCAGTATGCGCCGGACATCAAGCGGTTCTACTTCCTTGACGAGAAACACCAGTCGAAAGAGTACAAAGCATTCATGGAGCAAGTGACGATGTTCACGCAGCTTGGCAAAGTTCCGCACGATGATGCACCGGACAGTCTGGCACAGCTTGCCGATGAACTTTACAACGGAATCAGTAAAATCGAGCCTGTCAAGAGGCCATTTTGATTAAAAACACAATATATTGTGTTCGCTGGGTCTATTTATTTGATTTTACCACTTGATAACGCTTATAATGTACACAGGAAGTTTTGCAGCTTCCTCTAGGGAATAGCCCGACATGGCGAGGTTTTGTCATTTTTACTCGCTTGCGTGCCAACGAGCATATTCCTCCTTTACCGGCGAATGCTTTTCACTCTTTCCATTCGCCGGGTTTATATGTTGCGTTCCCTGCTGGTTGGGAATGCCAGAATATTCCCCCTCTTCTGGCGAGCGACGGTTCAATTCCGTTACGCAGCACAACGATTCTCCAAGGATTGCATGGGAAAATTCTCCTTATGACAACCTCCCCCGTTATTCCCGGCTCTCGATGAAATGAGTTTCAGGCTATTTCTCATTTCATCGAGCAACGGTAAATTAAGCCGGGTACATAACACAGAGTAGAGCAGTCTTGTAGCTCGTCGGGTTTATAGCCCGAAGGTCGGTGGTTCAAATCCATCCTTTGTGTCCATCAGCGATTTGCTCCAGTCGGGGCAATCGTGGCTTTTGACACCCGACAAGTCAGAGCCTAGCATGACTGGTAGTGCGAACAGTTTCCCAGTAGCTTCTAACAGGTCTGTGCTTAACAGCCTGTTTCCAGAAATCAAACGAAAGGAGCACTCATGCTAGTTAGAATCTGTTGCCCTTGTATTAGGCAAAACCCAATCTATAAGAACGTCCGCTGCAATCGCTATCTTGGTGAAGTAGACGGACGATACCATTTCAAGTGCGACAGATGCAAGGGCGTTATCGAAGGAGACACAAGGGAAGGATGGGTAAAAATTATCCATCCACCGGAAAAGTAAATAGCTTTTGAAGCGCAGTTTTGGCGCAGTGAGATAGACCTTAACAGGTTTGTCTTGCTGCGCTTTTTATTTTGCCGGAAAGGAGGAACGCATGGCTGAGTATCAGATGGTCGTTGGCGGTTTTTTGAATAATCCGCTGACCGGACGCAGACCGATTGAAACGCCGGAGACGGAAATCAATCGGGAGAACGTGCTGAAAGTGGTCATGGGCAAGGCAGAGCCTATTCATCTGCTGAACAAGAATGAGATTCGCTTCTTGCACAATTACTACTTGGGCAGTCAGCCTGTTCTCCTCCGCACGAAGGAATATCACGCTGAAATCACGAACCGCATTGTAGAGAACCACGCCAACGAGTGTGTGGGCTTCTACACAGGCTATATGAGCGGTACGCCGTGCTCTTATGTGCGGTCTGAAACGGCAACAGGTGACGGCGAGGAAATCGCCCGGCTGTCTAACGCCTTGCAGTATGAGGGCAAGGATTCGCTTGATCGGCGGCTCTGGCAGTGGATGTTGGAGTGCGGACAGGGATACCGCATTGTTCTTCCTGACAGGGGGTACAGCGGAAACTACCCGGACGAAACACCCCTGCTGGTGGACGTTCCCGACCCCGACATGGCGTATGTGATTTACAACTCCGGCATCGGTCACAAACCGATTGCCAACGTGCTGCACATCCCGCGTAATTATCAGAACGACCTGAACGACCTGATTTGCGTGTATACACCAAACAAGTATTTTGAAATCGACAACGGCAAGGTCACAAAGTCGGAGAACCACTCTCTAGGGATGCTGCCGATGGTCGAATACAAGCTGAACCCGGAGCGCATGGGTCTGTTTGAACCGGCTATCCCTGTGCTGGATGCCATCAACGACCTTGAAAGCAACCGTTTGGACGGCGTGGCGCAGTTCATTCAGTCCATTATGGTGTTTACCAACTGCCTTGTGGACGAGGATGCGCTGAACAAGGTCAAAGAACTTGGCGCAATGTGTCTGAAATCCACTTCTGGTCTGCCCGCTTCTGTTTCTCAGATTGCAAACGAGCTTGACCAGCAGCAGAGCCAGACCCTGCTTGATTCCATGTTGAACGTGTACCGCAGCCTGACTGCCATGCCTAGTGCAACTGGCAGTGAGAACGCAACGTCTGACAACGTGGGCGCAGTTATCGTCCGCAACGGCTGGAATCACACAGAAGCAAGGGCGCAGCAGTACGAGAATATGTTCAAGTTTTCGGAACGCCAAAGCTTGTCTGTGATGCTGAAAATCCTGCGTGATACGGCTGGCTCTAAGCTGATGGCAAGCGACATCAATATCAAACTGCCCCGCCGTCAGTACGATAACCAGCAGAGCAAGGTTCAGATTTTTGCACAGATGCTTAATCAGAGCATTGACCCGCAGTTGGCGTTTACTACGCCCGGTCTGTTCCCTGACCCGCAGGCCGCTTACGAAATGAGCAAGCCCTTCTTGATTGCCGCTGGCAAGCTGGGTGAGGATGGAAAAGCACCGAAGCCGCAGGAACAGCCCACAGACCATATTGCCAACAACGGCAAAATGGTTGGTGAACAGACTAATGCAAAGGAAGGCGAGCAAAAATGAAGAAGCTGTTTATTTCCTGCCCGATGAAGAATCGGTCGGAAGAAAATATTCGGATGACGTTTGACCGTTTGCACAAGATTGCCGAAGCAGTGTACGGTGAAAGCCTTGAGGTTATCCCGACCTATATCGAAGATAACCCGCCTAAGTGTAGAACTGAAGGGCTTTGGTATCTTGGAAAGAGCATCGAACTTCTCGCACAGGCTGATTATTTTATCGGCATTTGCGGCGATAACGCCTTTCAGTATAACGGCTGTACTGTAGAAATTGATGCTGCAAAGTTGTATGGCGTTCCAGTCTATCTTGTTCCGACCGTTTTCGCCGCTCCTGATGTTGCGAAAGAAGAACTGGTTTACAACGGCGCAGGGGAACTAATCGACTAAAAATCAATCCGCATTAGCGGGCTGATATATTCCGGCAGGGAAGCCGGGATATAAATTTCGCAGCGTTGCAGGGAAGCAACGGTAAAAAAACGCAGGAGGAAATTAACAATATGAACTACAAAGCGTTACTTGGTGATGCCTACAAAGAGGGCATGACCGCCGATGAAATCATTTCTGCGCTGGAAAAGGTTGCAGACCCTAACGCAGAGGTCGAGAAGCTGCGCAACGCCGTGACGAAAGCCAACGGTGAAGCTGCCGAGTACAAGAAGCAGCTCAAAGCAAAGCGTACCGATGACGAGAACGCCGCACAGGAACAGGCTGACAAACTGGCAGAGATGCAGAAGCAGATTGAAGCCCTGACTGCCGACAAGGAAAACCTCGTCAAGGAAAAGACCCTTGCATCTTACCGTGAGAAGTTCGTTGCACAGGGTTATGACGCTGAACTGGCTGGCAAGGCTGCATCTGCACTGGCTGACGGTGACATGGACAAGGTGTTTAAGTTCCAGTCGGAGTTTATGACCGCCCACGACACCGCTTACAAGGCTTCTCTGCTGAAGGATATGCCCACACCTCCGGGTGCGGATGGCAATGGTGACGGCGCAGATAGCGCAGGCGTTTCCTTTGCTAAACGCTTTGCGAAGGAGCGTGCAGACGCAAACAAGGCATCGAGTGACGCAATGACTGCTTTCCATTAAGGAGGAAAACATGAAGTACACCAATACTCCGGTATCGGCTCCTGAAAGCACTATTCTGGCTGCTGATACCTATGTTGCCATTCCCTTTACCATCAAGGAGACCAACGCTGTTCCGGCTGGTTATCCTATGGCAAAGACTGGCCTGAAAGCCGCTGCCACTACTGGCACAAGTGCTGCTGATGCGGCTACCGATGCCATTGGCATTCTGCTGCACACCGTTGACCCTGCCGTCAACCCCAATGGCGCACTGCTGATTCAGGGCGTTATTGATGTGGACAAGGCAAAGCTGTCTGGCTTTACCTATTCTGCAAACGATATTGCCGCTCTGAAAAAGGCTGTTCCTGCCGTTTTCTGCCGTACCGATGTTGGCGCAAAGAGCGAGTAAGGAGGACTAAATTATGGCACTGAATCTGAATGAAATCTTCTCCCCCGCTGCGATTGCCGCCTATTGGACGAATGACCCGACCAATGCGCAGCCTTATGCTTCCGATGCCCTGTTCCCTGCTCGGAAGAAAGTCAGCATGGAACTGAAGTGGCTGCGTGGCCACAAGGGCGTTGGCGTTTCGCTGAAGCCTAGCGTTTTCGATACCAAGGCTACGTTCCGTACTCGTCAGGGCATCAAAATGACCGAGACCAATATGCCGTTCTTCCGTGAGGGCACTCACATTGACGAGGAAGACCGCCGCAAGATTATCTCTGTTCTGGCTACTAATCAGGAGTTTGCGGCAGACGTTATCAATCGTGTCTACGATGATACCGCACAGCTTATTACCGGTGCTCGCATTGTGCCTGAGCGAATGGTGTGGCAGCTTCTGGCTCCTAAGACTGGCAAGCCCGGCATCTCTATTGAGTCCAACGGCGTGAGTTACGTCTACGATTATGACCCGGACGGCACTTGGCAGCAGTCCAATTACAAGGCTCTGGCCACTAAGGAGAAGTGGGACGCTCCCACCACCGCAACCCCCATCGCCACGATGACCACTGCCGCAAACACCGTGCTGGCAAACACTGGTGAGATTATCACCGATGCCTACATGAACACCAACACTTTCCACAAGATGATTGCTGCGGATGAAATCAAGAACCGGTTCCTGACGGTTATGAAAACCGCCACCGCCGTTCTTGTCGATTCCGAGGCACGTTCTGTTGTCGAAAGCGCATCTGGCATCCGCATTCATCTGTACGACAAGATGTACAAGCCGGAGGAAACCGCAGCTGCTGAGAAGTATCTGCCTGATGGCTATGTCGTGCTGGCTCCTTCTGGCTCTCTGGGCAATATGTACTATGTTGCCACCCCTGAGGAAGCCGACCTGATGGCTGGCATCTCCAACGCACAGGTTTCCGTTGTGAATACTGGCGTTGCTGTTACCACTGAGCAGACTGTGCATCCTGTCAACACCAACATCTACGTTTCTGAAATCGTCCTGCCGTCCTTTGAGCGCATGGACGCTGTGTACTGCATCAAGGCTTACTAAGGCGAAAGGAGGAAAGCAGCATGGGAGACCAGTATTCCGAAGCGGCAGTCAAGCTGGGGCAGTACATTGCCCCAGCACTTGACCGTGAAATCACGGACGAGGACTACCCACTCTTCGACCTGCTGCTTGATTTCGCCAAAGACAAGATATTTGCACAGGGCTACCCCTTCGGCAACAAACCGGACGAGTTACCCTTGCAGTATCAGTCGTTGCAGATACGCATTGCAGCGGAACTGTACAACCACATCGGCGCAAACGGACAGACGAGTTATACCAATAACGGTATCACTCGTGTGTGGGAAAGCTCCGATGTGGCGCAATCCCTGCTGAACGAAGTAGTTCCGAGAGTAGGTGTTATCGGCTGATGTTTAATGGTAGTCCGCTGGATAAACGCCCGCTGTGGTATTCAAACCCAGTTGGCGAGAAAACGCCTGTTGTGGACGAGTGGGGAAACGAGACTGGCGAATCCGCATACGAATCGTGGAGCGACCCCGCAAAGCTGATGCTGAATGTCAGCCCCCCTACTGGTTCTGCGGAAGCAAACCCTTTTGGAGCGTTCACGGATTACAGCTACGTTGCCAGTTCGTCCAGTAAAAAGCGCAACACACCGCTTTATGAAGGTACGCGCGTCTGGTTTCAGACGGACGTTTCAAAGCCCTTCAATTACACTGTGGTCAAGGTCGCAGAGCATATTACGGACACGTTGTATGCGCTGAAAGAGGTGGCTGCAAGTGAAAATTAAAGTGAGGTTGAGCGATGCCGGACTTCGCGATGCGGAACGTCAGATACGGGAGTACGAGACCACCCTGAACAAAAAGGCTAGAGCGTTTGCTTTTCGTCTTTCGTGGCTGGGACTTGAAGTCGCAAAGGTGCGTTTCGCTAATGCGGAATACGCTGGCTCAAATGACGTGAAATGCCATATTAACCAAAAAGACAAGACTTGCACCATCGTTGCAGAAGGCAAAGCGGTCGCCTTTATCGAGTTTGGCACTGGCGCACATCACAACGGATATGGCGGCGAACTACCGCCCGGTGTTGGTGCGCATGGCTCCTACGGCAAAGGGCAAGGCGCAAACCGCAGATGGTACTACTACGGAGAATCCGGCAATGCTGGCACGCCTGTCAAACAGGTGGATGGTAAAGGCCAGTTGAATTACACCAGCGGCAACGAGCCAGCTATGGCTATGTGGGGAGCTGTTGAGGAAATGGCTTCTCAAGTCGAAGCAACGTGGAGGGAGGTTTGGAATAGTTGATTGATTATTTCAATTCTATCTTCACGGTTGTTGCTAAGGAACTGCGAAAGCAAGTTCCCGGCATCTTCGTTACTGGTGAAATCAATGACAGCAACGTCAAGAAATTTCCGTGTGTGCAGATAGAGGAAAACAGCAATCTTCCTGTGCACATTGATTCTGCCGGTCACAGCAAGTACGCTGCCGTTTCCCTGCGTGTGCGTGTCTACTCTAACAAGAACACCGGGCGCATTGCAGAAGCACGTTCCATTGTTGGAATTGTGGATTCTGTTCTTGAACCGCTGAAATTTTATCGCAAATCGTTTGCCCCGTTGAATGGGCTGTACAACAATTCCGTCTATCGGATTGATTGCAGCTACGGGGCAACAATCGGAGAGGACGGAATGATTTACCGAAACTAAGGAGGTAAACATTCTATGAGTATTGCTATCTCCGGTCTGAATACCACCCTGTATTGTGGCGACAGCGCAACCGCTCTGACGAAGCTGTGCGACATCAAGGATGTGCCCGACCTGATCTCTGAGCCAAACCTTCTGGATGCCACAACCTTGTCTGACCCTATGCAGGTCAACATCTTCGGCATTATCCAGAGTGACACCAAGTCCTTTACTGCCAACTACAACAAGACTGACTACAAGAAGGTCAAGGAAGCTGGCTACGATGAGACTTCCGAAAGCAACACCGTGAAGTATTACGCCCTGAAGATGCAGGACGGTTCTGGCTTCACTTGGCCGGGTATGCATCAGGTTGGTCTGTCCGGCTTTGGCGTGGACGAGGTTGTGGAAATGACCATCAACTGCATTTTCACCAAGAAGCCTGAGTTCAGCGAGACCCTGACTGTCACTGGCGGCTAATCCGCAAAAATCGAATCAATCAAGCCGGGCAGAACTGAACAACGGATTTGGTTCTGCCCCTATTTATAAAGGAGAGCATTTATTATGGCTGCTAAGGTTATCAACTTTCATTCCCCCGATGGCAAGAACACTTACGAGCTGACCTTCACCCGTGACAGCGTGGAAGCTACCGAACGTGCAGGTTTTCAGATTGGCCAGTACACCCAGATGACCAATCTGCTGTCCAACTCTCGTGCTTTGTTCTACGGCGCTTTCATCGCACGGAACAAGGGCATCAAGCGCAAGGTTGTGGACGAGATGTTCCAGCACATCGAGGATAAGGAAGACCTGATGGGCGTTCTGCTTGAGATGTTTATGGACGCTTCTAAGTCCCTGCTGGCAACTGACACTGAGGACAAGACCGCAAAAAACGCAACGTGGGAGATTGTGTAACTGCACAATCTCAAGAAACAGACGGAGAGGGGGAGCCATTCTCCTTCTCCAAGCTGTTTCACGATGTAGAAGCCTATTATATCTCCATCGGCATGACCTATGACCAGTTCTGGTACGGCGATGTCTGGTTGGCGAAGGTCTACCGTGACGCAGAGGAGTTGCGGGAACGCAGAGCCAACGCAGAAGCGTGGAGAAATGGCTTTTACATGGCATCTGCGCTTTCCTCTACGGTTGGCAATATGTTCCGTAAGAAAGGGTCTAAGCCTATCAAATACATGGATAGACCGATTCCCCTTACTCAAAAGGAGAAAGACGAGTATGAATACCAACGCGCAGTTGAGGCGCAGGAGCGAATCAAGAGAATGATGTTCTCCATGATGGAGCAAAAGGATGGTGGTAGTGATGGCTGATGTTGATATTACGAGCTTATCCGTAGAGATTTCTGCGGAATCGCATGGCGCAGAGCTTAATATCGACAAGCTCGCTACCGCCATTTCTAATTTGCGCACAAAGGGCAACGTGGCAAAGGTTTACAGTAGTCTTGATAAGTTATCTGCTTCTATTTCCGCTCTTAAATCCGCATCTACTGGGCTGGACGGTCTTAGCAAAATCACGTCTTTTATGAACGGCCTTGCTAATGTAGACCTTACTCAAAGCGCAAAAGGCATCCGCTCTGTTGCTAATGCTTTGAACAAAATTTCGTCTGTCAATCTTGGAAACATGGATTTTTCCGGACTTGGCAGTAAGATGAACAGCTTAAAAAACGGTCTTTCCCCTATTTCTTCTATTAGCGATTCTTCCATTAAGAGTTTGCGTGGCGTAAGCAGTGCAATCAATTCCATTGCTAAAATCCCAAGCATTACAAAGAAGCTGGACTCTAAAACGCTTGATGATTTTGCGGAAGTTTGTAAGAAAGTGGCATCCGCTATTTCTCCGCTCGCTTCCAAGCTGGACAAGGTGGGCCGTTCTTTCTCTTCGCTTCCGTCTAAAATTAAAAGCGCTATCAATTCGACAACCCGCTTTTCTTCGGCAAACTGGAAAGCAAGTACTAGTCTTTCGAGCTTGGCAAGCCAGTTAGAAACCATCAAAAAACGTGCAGCACAGCTAGTTTCTCTGAAAGCTATTGCCACTTACCTTGCTAACGCTGTTGCAAAGTTTAATGATTTCTACGAAGCGACAGACTTGTTCAACAACGCAATGGGCGAGTTAAGTGGCCAAGCAACTGAACTTATCAATAAAATGGAGTCTCTGCTTGGAATCGACCCTACAGAAGCGATGACAAACATTGCAACAATTCAAAGTCTTGCTACTTCGTTCGGCTTGGCAAGCGATAAAGCGTACATTCTTTCCAAAAACTTGACGCAGCTTGCTTATGATGAATCGTCCTATTGGAATAAAGATACTGCTACTACCTTTACCGCGATTGCTTCTGCTATCTCTGGAGAACTTGAGCCTATTCGCCGCTTGGGCGTTGACTTGTCTCAGGCGCGGTTGCAGCAGGAACTTCTTGCTTTGGGCTTTAATAAACAGGTTTCTAGTCTGTCTCAGGCAGATAAGGCAGTTCTTCGCTACATCGCCATTATGAAGCAGACTACCAACATTCAAGGCAACCTCGCGCAGACCATTAGTAGCCCCGCCAATATGGTACGCATTTTGAAGTCTGAAATTTCGCAGCTTGCAAAGGCTGTAGGCCAGCTTCTTTATCCCGCATTTAAGGCGATTCTCCCCGTTCTGATTGCAGCAGTTGACCTTATCAAAGAATTTGTGGTCTCTCTTGCATCTGTGTTCGGGCAGAAAATTGAATTTACCGATTTTAGCAAGACACAGAAAGATATTGGCGGTGTAACCAGCGCTATGGATGACACTGCTGATGCTACGAAAGCGGCGGCGAAAGCGGCCAAAGATTATACGATGGGCTTTGATGAATTAAACATTATCGACCCTTCGCAAAATTCCGGCTCTTCTGGCTCTGGCAGTGGCGGTGCTGCTGGCAATCTGCTCGGCGACGTTGACCTCTCCCAGTATGATATGTTCAAAGATTATGCTGGAAGCGCTGTTGACGAGATTAAGGCAAAATTAAAATCTCTCGATTCTTTCCAAATCGGAACCCAAATCGGCGAACAGCTAAATAAACTTATGGGCATGATTTATAATGCCATCCATTCTATTGATTGGGCCTCGCTTGGAGCGTTTTTTGCAGATGGCGTTAACGGGCTCGTGGATTCTGTAGACTGGGATTTGTTTGGCCGATTACTTGCGGACAGATTCATCATCGAGTTTGAGCTTCTTGGTGGTTTCCTGTCTCAGCTTGACTGGACATCTGTGCTTAACGCCTTTATTGATGGCTTTTCTGGATTTTTTCACGAACTTTCAGATTGGATAGCAACAGTAGATTGGACTGGTGTTGGGGAGAAATTAACTGATAAGCTTTCCGATGCTCTTCAAAATGTTGAGATTGAAAAGCTTGCAAGAGTTTTTTTCAACTTTATTACTGATAGCATTAACGCTGTTTCTGATTTCTTGGCTGGCACAGACTCTTACCAGCTCGGTCAAGACCTCGTTGACTTTGCTATTAGAGCCGTTACTTCTGTAGATTGGGCCGGTCTAGCTCAAGCTATCGGTCGTTTCTTTGGCGAAGCGTTCATTGAAGCGCTCGACTTCATGGGTGGTCTGGTTTCCCGAATTGCCGATTATTTTGAAAAGAAAGTGGCAGAAGGGCCGTTTGATAATGTTGGGCTAAATATCGTCTACGGTATTTATCATGGCATTCAAGACGCAATCACGAATGTTGCTGCTTGGATTGTTGAAAATGTGTTCAATCCATTTATCAATGGTTTTAAGTCTGCCTTTGGAATCAATTCCCCATCCACCGTAATGGCCGAACAAGGCGGATACATTATCGCCGGATTGAAGAAAGGTATTACTGATGCTATCTCTAGTGTAACTGAAACTGCGAAGAAAATTCTTTCTGCAATCAAGAGCGCATTTGACAATTTTAGCCTTTTTGATATTGGCAAGAACCTGATTCAGGGCCTTATTGATGGCGTGAACAATATGATTGAAACAGCTAAAAATGCTGTCGCAAATGTTGGAACCGCAGTTATCGACAAGGTTAAGAACGTTCTTGGCATCCACTCCCCTTCTACTGTGTTTGCGGAGATTGGCGGTTACATCGATCAGGGCCTTGCAAACGGTATCACCGCTGCTCAAGGCTATGTTGACGAGGCTATGAATAAACTCGTAGACGCCACTAAGCTCAAGGGCGAAGAGATGGCGAACTATGGCGTTGACTGTGGTGCAAGCTACGTCAACGGCATCATTTCCGGGCTAGACTCTAAGTGGGCCGAACTCGATAACAACCTCAAGACCAACTTCTTCGGTACGGTGCAAACTTTCATTCAGGCTGCGCAGAGCGGAGATTGGAAAACGGTCGGCACTACCATTGCCGCTGGCATTTGGGGCGCTATGGGTGATGAGCAGCGTAAACGCGCCAAGTCCGTTGCAAGCGACCTTGTAAGCAGACTAAGCAAAGAATTGAAAAGCCAAGCTTCTTCTCTGCTGAACACCGCTGCTACCATTGGGAAAAATCTGGTGAACAATCTGACCCAAAACTTTGGAAAGGTTTCCGCTGAAACTCAGACGATGCTTTCCGGCATTACGCAGGCTTTCGGAAACGTGAAGTCTCCTCTCGCAACGGCAGCTAAAGCCATCAGTGCGGCGCTCTCTGGTGGTTTACTCAGCTCTTTCCCGACGATTTTTGCCGGGTTTGCAAGTCTGGTAAGCACCATCGGAACCGCAGTGGCAGGAATGCTTTCTGCTGTGGGTGCTGCCCTCAGTGCTACGATTTTTGGCATTCCAGCTGGCATCGTGGCCCTTGCCGCCGCCGCAACCCTTGGAGTTGCGATTGCTGGCATCGTGTCGAAACTTGGCGGCAGCCGGTCTACCGGCAGTTACAGCGATACATCTCAGTACGTCGGAAGCTCCAGCTATAATTCCTCGACGTCTAGCTCTTCTTACAGCGGAACCTATTCTGCGGCCGGAGGAAACTCCGAAGAGATGAGAGATGCTGTGTACAACGGCTGCTACAATGCATTCCTCGATATATGGCAGCGTTACGGAGAGGAAATTTCCGATGGCAGGGACGTGAAAGTTTACCTTGATGGCAAGCAGCTCACTGCTTCCGTTGAAAAAACGCAGAAAGAACGCGGCATGTCCATTATGGGTACTGAAGTTTACTCTTACTAAGAAAGGATGGTTCAGATGGCCAATATTCCTGCACTGGTTACGGTGAATGGCGTAGAGCTGCCGGAACCCTCCTCTTATGAGGGAACGACTAGCACGATCGTGGACTCTGGACGAAATGTTCAGGGTAAAGTTGTTGGCGCTGTCGTGCGGCATGATGTAGCAAAAGTCTCCATGTCATGGAACTACCTCACTGCGCGGCAGTGGGCCGACATCTTGAGCCTTTTCACTACAAATTTTTACTGCACCGTTAAGTTTTACAATCAAGCCACAGCCGGTTATACAACCCGCCAGATGTATGTCTCCGACCGCACCGGCGGTATGTGGCGTAGAGGACCGAAAACCGGTGGCGTGATGGGATGGACAGGGTGCAAACTTTCTCTTGTGGAGGTATGATACATGGTTGAAGTCTCCGATAAGTGGAAAGAAAAATTTAACGAAACCCTTGTCCCGGAATCTTTTGTAGAGATTACTTGCGGAATCACCGAGCCGGGCATCAATAAAAAAGCTACCATCGTCACGTCATCGGCGGCCCCGTTCTCCACATTTCACAATATTGCACTTTCCGATAACGCTTCCATTTCGAGGTATTCCACAGGAGAGCCCAATCTCACTGTTCTTGATGGAAGCTGTAGCATCGTCCCTTCTTCTCCTCCGTATGGAACTACTGGTTTTTTGAGTGCCGAGATTTTTGACGATTCAAACCATCCTGTTATCCGGCTTGAACTTCCAAGTGAAAACAAGTCCTCCGTTCCTGGCGTTTCGATTTGCTGGTCTACAGTATTCGGGGAGTACGCTACGGATTTTTCGGTCAGTGCATATCTTGGAACTAGCAAGCTAAAAACTGTGACCGTGAACGGAAACAAATCCGTCCGTTCTGATGTTGAGGCTGAACTTTCCGGGTTTGATGCCATAGAGATTGAAGTTCTAAAGTGGTGTCTCCCCGACCGAAGAGTAAGGGTCGAGCAAGTAAAAATCGGAAGGTATCTGGTGTTTGACAAGACCAAAATCTTGTCCTACAGCCATTCTTCTGCAAGAGACCCTATCTCCGGGCAGCTTTCTCAGGAGTCGATTTCTTTTAGTTTGGATAACAGCGACCGCACATGGGACTCCGTAAACCCTCAAGGAATTTACAAATACATCTATGAGCGTCAGCCTGTCACTGTTCGTTATGGAATGGATGTTGACGGAAAGACCGAATGGGTGAGCGGAGGGATGTTCTTCCTGTCAGAGTGGAGCGTCCCTGCCAACAGCATTGAGGCGTCTTTTCAGGCGCGAGACGCTTTCCTGTATCTATCCAGCACGAAGTATACCGGAAGAAAATACGGCACGCTCTATGAGATGTGCTACGATGCTTTGGAGCTGTTGGAAGCGGATGAAATTACCTTCGATATTTCGGATGAACTGAAAGATTACTCCACCGACATTACAAGCGATGAGTCTACTTATCACAATTCCGATATTTTGCAGCTTGCGGCAAACGCTGCTGGAATGGCTTTGTACCAGACTCGTGATGGCGTGATAAAAATTAACAGAGTCTACGGAGCCGATACATCCAATCCCGTGTTGGACATTCCAGTACTGAACAATTATTCTTGGCCGGAAATCACCTTTGCTCAAAATATGCTCAACGTGGTGACCACCGCAGGTGGCGTTACCTACGCTTATCCCGAAAGCCCTTCGGGCAAAGGCGTGAGCCAGACTCTGAGCAATGTTATGCTTACAAAGGACATCCTTGCAAAATCCAGGAATGCCCTTACAGAGTCTTATGGAGTCCTTTCCAACCGCCGCAAGGCTTCTCTCACATATCGGGCAAGCCCTACTATTGACGCCCTTGATATGGTAAAGATTCACCATCAGTTCAATTACGATGCTGTCTTGCTGGCGACCAATGTAAAGTACACTTTCAACGGGTGTTTCAAAGGTACTGTAGAGGGGTACATGATGGCAGATGCTCAGGCTATGTCTCTTGACCATACCAGCGAACAGCTCGATTGGGGCGAGTCCGTTATTTTGTCTGCCACCCTCTCCCCTGCTTCTATTGACTCTCCTAAAATCAACTGGGCAGCTTCTCCTGAAGGAATCGTCTCCCTTCACGTTCTGACGAATGCAGAAGGAAAATCCACCTGCCAAGTCAAGTGGAATTCTCCGGGCAAGGCTGTTGTCACAGCTTCAGCAGGCGGCGTCTCCGCAGAATGTTCCTTCGCTACGGCGTCGTACAATCTGTTTGATGTTGCGGAAGGCAGCACCGTTCTTATGAATGAGGGTGGCAACGTGGCCGAGTTCATCGTTGCAAAGCATGACTACGAAAGTGAGCTGAATGGAGCCGGTCGAACTCTTCTGGTTCGAAAACACTACGCGGCTATCATGGCTTGGAGCTCTACATGGTCTACTTACGCCAGCAGCAGCGTAAACAGCTGGCTCAACGGAGAGTACTTCAACTCGTTCAGCTCTGCCCAGAAGCAAGCTATCGACAAGACGACTATCTATTATACTCCCGGTTTTTCTGACTCTTATTGCAATTCTGGCAGTAGCAAAGTGACTACGATGGCAAAAAGCATTTTTCTGCTTTCTCACCACGAGTTTGGATACGACACGGAAGGCTCTGATGCTCCGAATTGGACAACTAGCAGCCCGAGCTATAAGCACAACGAGGGCACTCCCCTGCAAAATGCATCTGGAATCCTGAAAACGATGCTTGCCTCTGACATGGAGGGCTCCAGCAGAGGACGATCTATTTGGACGAGAACTCCTTACCTGTACTCGCTTCAGATGCTTCGTGATATTGCTGGCACAAGTTCAAGCGCCAACAAGTACTGGCGGCCTCTGTTGGTCAGCAAACTTGTAAATGCATACGCCGTGTATGATTCTACGTTACAAGTGAATACCAACGCAGAGACAATTTCCTACGCCACCAATGATGAAACCCCTCGTAAGTACGATAATGTTGTTCACCCTGCATTTACCGTCCCAAAGTCTCTTGCTATTGATGCTGAGGGAAAACTGATTTTTTAAGAGGCGAAATATGGCAACATGGATAACCGACCGAACGCAGGCGGATATAGACCGGGTCAAAGAGCTGACCGCAAAGGCAAGAACCGGCACATGGACAGAAGAGGAGCAGCAAGAATGGGCTTCTGGCATGAAAGGTGCGCTCAGCTACACCGATTACAACCGCATTGAAAACGGAATCAAAGAACTTGCTGAAATCGTTGGCGCATCTTATTCTGCAAGGATTGTACAGCAAAACATTCAAGTTGTTACTGCGAAAAATGAAAGCGGCGACATTCCTGCGTGGGACACTTATCCCGCCAAGTACGAGTTCTTCATGCCGCTGACTGCCAAGAAAGCGGGCCTGCGACTCCGCTCGCTGGAGTTCCGCGTCAAGGGCTATGTGCCGGGTACGATGCGCACCATCCTGCGCAAGTATGGCTCCACGACCGCCCTAGTGGACAAGTTTACCGACATTATCCGCGGCTACAGCGACGTGGTGCTGGACATGGGCGATTTCCCGCTGGAGAAGGGAACAGAGTACCAGCTCTATTTTGCCGCCTCCAACAACTTCTACCCGCCCTCTGTCGAGCCCTCGTGGGTCGTCGCAAACGACTACGTCAACATTACAAATGGAAGCGCTTATTACGGCGACGACAGCAAGCTTATTTTTTCAGGAACAATCGGTTTAACCGTGCCTGTGGAAGCTGGTTGGACAATCAATGATTATCTGACCATTGCGGATGCCACTCGGTGGATTGATAACGTGAAAGCCATTCGTTCCAAATGCAGCGGCAAAAGTTCTACCCCGGGAGTTCCCGAGGCGCTGAGTTATCATTTTGCGGTTATCAATCAAGTAGAAAAAGTTTTGTCTGACATTGAAGCGATGGCAAAAGACCATTTACTTTATTGTTCAGATACAATATGCGGAGGTGAACCCTATTATGCACTTTGTTGACCGAAAGGCAAAATATCCAGGGCGTTGGACTATGATGAAATCTGACGGCACATCAGAAATCGTCACTTTGATTCGTAATGATGAACCTGTTGTCGATGGCACTCCAATGAACGCCGACACCCTCAACACATTAAGTGATGTTGCAGGGGCTGACATTGCAAGGGAAAAGGCAGAAGCCGCCGCAACCGTTGCGTCAACCGCAAAAGACGCTGCTGAGTTAGCCGCAACCTCTTCGAAAAAAAGTAAAGACGCTGCGGCGAAGAGTGAAGCTGCGGCGAAGCAGTATGCGGACAACGCTGCGGCTATCGTAAGCACCGACCCCACCCTGACAGTCAAGGGCGCGCCCGCAGACGCCAAAGCCGTGGGCGACCGCATCAACGCTATCAAAATCGAGACCGACAAGACCCTCACCATCTCCGGCACGGCGGCTGATGCTGCGGCCACCGGTGTGCGCATCAAACTGTTGGAGATGGTGCATGGCACAGACGTAAATGGTATCAGTTTTGTTTCGACTTTCGACACGCTCGACGGCGTAGAGCTGACGGGTGTGTGGAACAAGGCGGCGAGCCGGGTGGAGTTTTGAGGAGGATTAGAATATGCAGATTAAAGACTTAGCCATTGGTGATGGCTTTGTATACCTGATGGAGGGCAACACCAAAGTCAAGTTTTACGCGCTGTCCCACAACTACGAGTCGGGGCTGAACGGCAAGGGACGGACACTGTTTTGTAGAGAGAGTCCGGCGGGGAGTGGAACACATACTACGTCCGCAAAAGAGGATTACAGAGTCGATAGCAATAATGAAGACGCCTGGTACAAAAATACCTATGTGAATAAGTTTTCCGGCGAAGTACGAAAATTGATTGGTATGACAAAATATATCGGTCAATATGCTCGTATGTCTTATACGCCGATCGGCGATCCGTCTAAAGTAGTACTTGATAGTGGCACATACGAATCAAGCTTTTTCCCCCTTTCGACAGCAGAAGTCGGGGGCTCAGGCTTCTCCGACGGTTCTGCGCTTTCCTCAGCCGCAATAAGTAGACTTGTAAATATTCTAACCCGCTACGGAAACGGCATCTGGACAAGAAGTCCATCTATGACCAATACGGGTACTAGTACGTCAGGTTATCCGACGAGGTATTACTATGCCAACGGCCAATACATATATTCCACAAGCGGGTCCAGCCTTTCGACTGTCGAAGGAACTTACATCCATAGTTACGGCTACCTTCCATGCTTCACTCTGTCGGAAGACCTGTACATCGACAAAAACGGCTTCGCCTCGGCAAACCAGCCTCCGGAAATTACTTCCGATGCGGGCGAGAGCGGCGTGGCGCTGGGCGAGAAGAACGAACCGTTTAATCTTGCCTACACCGTGACCGACGGCGACGGAGACCCAATGACCATCACCGAAAAGGTGAACGGCGTGGCGCTGGCCGTCCGCGAGAACGTGGCTACCGGCACCGAACTCACGGTACAGTGCCTGAGCGAGAAGGCCCTGTTCCAGCAGATTCTCAACGGAGAAAACACCCTGACTTTGGAAGTAGACGACGGAAAGACCACGACAGACTGGACGGCTACCTTTACCAAAAATGTGACCCGTGCCGTCCTCTCGCTGGCCCAGCCGCTGACGGCGGACGACACCATCACCGTGGCTGCCATGACGCTGGAGGGCAGTTTCCCGGCAGATATGAGCCTTAGCGTGGAGATGACCAACAACGCACGGGACGATGCCCCCGTGTGGGAGACCGTGACGGACATCCAGCGCGGCGAGAGCCGGGCCTTTGTACACCACGCCTTTACCAACAACGCCGCCGCCCGGGGCTTTGCATTCAACTACAAGGTGACGATTGCCCGGGGGACTTCCGGCGTCGGCGGCACTATCACCATGATTGGAGGTGTCATCGGATGAGTCTTTACAAGATGGATAAAAGCCTGAAAGAACTCCACCAGAAGCTGGAAGATGAGCGGAAGCTCAGAGAGCTACCCGGCCTCGTGGCGGGAATCGAAGACGCCCTGTGTGAGCAGGACATGGCCTCACAGGAGCGGCTGGCGACTATCGAGGACTCGCTGTGCGAGCTGGACGCCGCTATCAATAAGTAAGGAGGTACAGTATGGACAAGATCTGGGCGAACAGACTGGTCGCAGGCACAAAAACGTGGGCAGAGATGCCCGCAAGCCGCCGCGCCGGGGTCAAGCGGGAGCTGGCCAAGCGGGTAGCCGACGGCGAGATCACCGCAGAACAGTACAAAGAGATCACGGGGGAGGACTACGATGGGTAAGCTGATGGAACTGCTGGAAAAGCTGGTGCGGGCCATCTTTGGCCCGGGGGACGAGCGGGACGCCGGAGAACCTGAGCCTGCACCCAAAGCCCCCGAGGCAGAGGCTGTCACCGGCTGGGAGGGCGGCCCGCCCTACCGGTACATCGACGTGAGCCGGTATCAGGGACTTATCGACTGGGCGCAGGTGGCAGCGGCGGGTTACAAGGGAGCAATGCTCAAGACCGTCTCCACCAACTACAAGCTCTCCAAGCGGGCAGACGGCCTGTATATCGACCCGACCTTTGAGGCCAACTACCGCAACGCCCGGGCTGCCGGGCTGGACGTGGGCGTCTACTACTACACCTACGCCACCAGCGAGGCGATGGCCGATGCAGAACTTGCCCTGCTGCGTCAGGCGGTGTACGGCAAAGAGTTTTCTCTCCCTGTTTGCGTGGACGTGGAGGAAAACAAGCTCAAGCCCATGAGCACCCTCGACCTCACCAACCTCACCGCCTACGCACTGGAACAGGTGGAGAAGATGGGCTTTTACGCCCAGCTCTACACCTACACCGGTTACAAGTACGAGCTGGACATGGCTCGGCTGTCCTCTCGGTGGGACGTCTGGCTGGCCGACTACACCGGCGAAACGCCCAACGTGACGTTTAACTACAACGCCCACCAGCACACCAGTAAGGGCGCTGTGCCGGGCATCAGCGGCAACGTTGACCTCAACGTCACTACCATCAACTACCCCCGTATCATTGAAAAGAAGGGCCTGACCCGTCTCCGGGAGGGCGCATGAGCGACGCGATCATCGTAGCACTCATCACTGGCGGCCTGAGTCTGATCGGCACGTTTGTCTCCAACAACCGCACCGCTCAGAGCATGGACGCCAAGCTGGACAAACAGCAGGCCGTCACCGAAACAAAGCTGGAGGAGCTGACCCGGGAAGTCCGGGCGCACAACAACTTCGCCCAGCGTGTGCCGGTGCTCGAAGAGCAGATGAAGGTGGCAAACCACCGCATTGCAGACCTCGAAAAAGAGAGAGGAGAGTAATACATGGCAACGATCAATAACATTTTGGGCGTTATCCCCGCCCCGGTGGCGGCAGTGCTGATGCTGGGGGGCGTGATCTTTTACGCTCTGGGCTGCATCCGGCTGGGCTACGGCGCAGCGGTAAAGCCGCTGGTGCTGGACCTCATCGAGCGGGCCGAGCACGAGATACAGGGTACAAAGCGGGGCGCAGAGCGCAAAGCCTGGGTCGTCAAGATGCTCAGGGCCGCTCTGAGCGCCAGCAAATACGGCAGGCTCATCAGCTGGGCCATCACTGATGAGACCATCGGACGGGTGATCCAGTTTTTCTTTGACCGCGCAAAGGCGGCACTGAGTAAGGAGTAAGACCATGAGCAGCACTACATACCAGATTTACGCCAAAATCAAGCAAATCCAGCGTAAAGTAAGCGTAATTTGCACGCTTTCAGCGCGAATTTCCCATTTTCAGCGCGAATTCACCGCTATGGTGCGCAACGCCGGACAGCTGCCGCAGCCCTTCTGGCTGCTCGGTGCTACCTGTGGCGGCGGCTCGTGTGGTGCTGCCCGCTGCGCTGCAAGGACTTGACCGACAGCAGATGACCGCCGCCATCAAAAACGCACCGCTTGGGAGGGTAGACCGTAAGATAGCCTTACTGCGGTACGTTGAGCGGCTCCCGCTGCCGGACATTGCAGCACAGACACATTACAGCCGGACGGCGGTAGGCTACCGGCTGAAAGGCATTGAAAAAATGTTAAATGTGTGATATAATATTTTTACGAGCTGAGTGTATGTAGGACGCATGTTTAAGGCTGATTCTACAAACGCAACAAAGCGGCAGGCTATTCCAGAGCTTGCCGCTTTTCTTTTTGCACGAATTGTGGTATAATATACTTAACAAATCCACCCGGCCTCTCGAAGAAGCGCATTAGGGTGGATATTTGCCAGCTAGCCCCGTGCTTTATCTGGGAATGAAAAAAGCGGTTGCCAGATAGGCGCCGACCAGTCTCCCGCTCGCCTACTTATAGTGCGTACCATGCGGGAGACGCAATTTTGCCACTTCGGTGGCGGGGCGATTACTCGCTCACTTATAATCCATCAGCTTTAGGCTGGTGGATTTTGTTTTATTCGCACTAGTTTTGTCAAAAGCATTGCCATATATTGGATGATGTGATATTTTAGCATTGCACTTCAATGTGTGCATCTTTACAGTTAAGCGCTCATGCGGATTTTTCCGCGTGGGCGCTTTTCTTTTTTTGTCCTTCGTTATACCTTCGTTGTCTTTCGCTTTTTGCTGATGCGGTACACTAAGAGCACAAGGAGGGATGTATTATGAGCTATTATCCGACACCCGGAGCACCTTACGTTCCGCAGCAGCCTGTCAATCCTTACGGCGGTATGGGCACGGTAGGACTTGCCACTTCCCTGCCAAACGCACAGATGCAACAGGCACAACTGCAGCGTCCGCAGCCGATGAATGGGCAACAGCCCGTTCAGCAGTCGGCACAAGACGGTGGTTGGCTGCTGGGCAGACCTGTTTCCAGCAGGGAGGAGTTTTTGGCGATACCGTCTGACCTGTACGGCAGACCGACCTATTGCCCTGACCTGCGCAGCGGTGTGATCTACTGCAAGCGGCTCAACCCGGACACCTGCGAATCCTATGTACAGGAGTTTTACAGCCCGGAAGCGTGGCGGCAGATACAGGCGCAACAGGCGCAGCAGACCGCTGCACCGACACAGCAGTATGTGCCCATTGAAGAGTATAACGCCCTCGTCCACAGGCTGGATGAACTGGAAAAGTGGCAAAAGAGCTTTTCCAAGCCCACTGCCGCTGCAAAGAAAGGAGAATAACAATGTCCTCTCCGTTTGATGTGATTACGCACAGCCCCATCATGCAGCTTGCGAACCTTGCCCGTGCCGGACAGAACCCGATGGGGCTTATCCAGCAGTTGAGCGGGCAGAACGCACCCATCATGCAAGGCTTGAACCTGATTCAGGGCAAAAACGAAACGCAGCTCCGAACGATGGCGCAGAACCTCGCCAAAGAGCGTGGCATCGACCTGAATCAGCTGGCAAGCGCTCTGAACCTGACGCTGCCCCGGTAAAGCATCCCTCTAAGCGAAACGCTTCTCAGTTTTGCGGACTTGATAAAAACCGCTTTTGTTTGGCTTCGCCCACCGCACACGGCGGTGGGATGGCATAACGCAAAACTGAAAGGAGTTTTGTTATGGACGATTTTGCAACTGGTTATCTGGCTGGGCAGGACGGTGGCAATAACAACGGCGGATTTTTCGGCAACGAAGGTCTGTGGGCGGTTATCATCCTCGCCATCATCTTCGGCTGGGGTACAAACGGCTACGGTCGAAACGGTGGTGACAACGGCATGAACAGCTACATCCCCTATCTGGTCGGCACTGGCGCAACTGGTCAGGGTGGCGCAGATACTCGTGCGGCTCTGTCTGAAGGCTTCTACCAGCAGGACACTTCCCGTTCTCTGGCTGGCATTCAGAGCGGTATCTGCTCTCTGGGCTATGACCAGCTGGCGCAGATAAACGGAGTCAACGCCAACATCGCAAACGGCTTTGCGGGCGTGAACAGCGCCATCTGTCAGCTCGGCTACCAGAACGCACAGCTCGTGAACGGTCTGGAACGCAGCGTGTCCAACGGCGACAACGCCATCAGCCTCGCCATCATGCAGGAGGGCAACGCACGGCAGGCGGGTCAGACCGCACTTTCCACGCAGCTTGCATCTTGCTGCTGCGAGAACAAGCAGCTCATCGGCGACCTGAAGTACACCATTGCACAGCAGGACTGCGCTACCCGTCAGGCTATCGCAGACAACGCCCGTGCCATCGTGGACAACTGCAACGCCAATTTCCGCAGCATGATGGACTACTTCACGCAGGATAAGATTGCCACTCTGACCGCTGAGAACCAGAACCTGAAGTTCGCTGCTTCTCAGGATCGTCAGAATGCGCTTCTGACCACTGTGATGTCCCAGCAGACCGATACCATCCTGAACCGGGTCAATCCTCGTCCGATTCCCGCTTATCAGGTGGCAAACCCCAACGTGGGCGTGAACTGCTGCGGCTGCTGCTAACCTACACACTCCCCGATAACACCGGGTGAACCATCGGGGCAGGGGTAAGACACCTCTGCCCCTGATTTTTTAGGAGGAAAACATTATGGCTTGCAAAACAAGCTGCAAACTCTGCCCGCACTTGGTCATCAGTCAGGCGGTCACGTTTGCCAACGACACGCTGACCATCAATATCCCTGCTGGCGCATACCAGAACGGAGAGAAGTATTGTATCGTGGTTGCTCAGAGCTTGCCGGACACGACTACCATCAACGCCCCTGTGGTCATTACCATAGGTGCAGGCACGACCGCGTACCCTCTGACCGATTGCAACTGCGCTCAGGCAACCGCCGAGAGCATCCACACCCGCACCCGCTACGCTACCCGTGTGGCAACGTCTGCAACCGGCACCGGCACGTTTAAGTATCTTGGCTGCTTCTGCCGCTCCCACGCCGGTGCGCCTGCGTCCATTTCTTGAGGAGGTATAGATTATGGGCAAGACTAATTTTCGCCGCATGATGATGCTCCGCGACCACGACAAAGACCGTGAGCCGGAACGTGACCGCCTTGAGGAAGAGCGTGACCGCAGGGAACGTGAGCTGGAACGCCGTCTGCGTAAGCTGGAAGATGGCAGCGACCGCTATCCTTACTATCCGCAGGAGGAAAACCGCTACATTGACCCCTACCCTATCCCCCGCTACCCTGACGTAGAGTACGAGCGCAAGATGCCGCAGATTGGCTTCTCGCAAAACGGAGACTGGGACAAGCGGTCTGGGCAGTATGAGCATGGCGGTGCGGACAGCCGCTCCATCAAGATGCCACGCAAGCACCTTACCCACGATGAAGCAGAGGAATGGTGCGACAGCATGGTGAATGCTGACGGCACAAAGGGCTGTCACTGGACGCTGGAACAGACACAGGACGTTGCCAAACAGCGCAACATCACTTGTGACCCGAACGATTTCTGGGCGGTCATGAACATGATGTACTCGGATTATTGTCAGGTTGCAAAGCGTCAGTCCGTTGACACTCCGGGCTTCTACGCTGACATGGCAAAGGCATTCCTTGAGGACGCAGATGCCGCAGACGGCAAGGCGTATCTCTACTGGGATTGCATTGCTGATAAGTAAAACAAAACCCCTGTGCGGTCGTTGCAGCTACACAGGGGTTTATTGTTATCTCCAAATCATAAAGCACTTATTGTCTACGCAATCTTGAAGGATTTCTTTGAAGTCTTTGAACTTTGCAGGATTTTCTCTACCTGCATATCCGTAAATAACGCTATCGTCATAATCACCTATAACTTTCAAGATTTGCTTGCAGGCACCGTATCGGATTTTTCCGTCACAGTTCGATTGATAAAGGAAATCTGCAATTTTGATTGGAAGTTTCTTGCTTTCAACCAATCGCTCTGTTTCGTCATTGTACGATTCAAGAGCGTGTTCTTTTTCTGGAGAGGGTATGTCAAGAATGTCATCAAGCTTTTTATAGTGTTCTCCGACTTCCGAACCAACAAGTTCTGCAACTTTCGCTCTCAACTTGAAAAAGCCGAAATAGCCAACATCCATTTCACGCCCAGTCTTTTTGCATTTGATGGTTACGCCCATTCGTCAATCCTCCAACGAACTTGTGTAGTACAATTTCATATCTGCCTTGTACATATCAAGCTGTCTTTTGCTATCCACAAGCGTGTTAAAACTAAATCCCGCTGCAAAAGATACGGCGATGGACAAAATCAAGTGCGCCGCAACCCATTTACCAGCAAAGATAAAAGGAATCTGAACTGCTACAGCAAAGACATCGAACAAAAGAACGTAAACTCCGTGTTTGACCATTTTCTGTAAACGGCTAATGCTTTCTTCGTAAAATTCTTTCGACTTCATCATACGTCAATCCTCCAAGAAATCCTCTTGATTCAGAACTTGATTTACAATTCGTTCCGTACATTCTTTGATAACCGTAGATGCAGGGACGTGACTTTCATAAGCTATGTTTTCATATTGCACTCCTGCATACTCAAAGAACCTTTTAGAAAGTATTTCTGCATCCGCACGGCATAACGGCTTTAATTCGTATTGCAACGGAAATCTTCTTATAAGTGCAGGGTCAAGCCTATCAAATCGGTTTGTCGTTCCAATAATAATGACATTGTTCGGCAATCTATCCATTTCCTGCATAATCGCAATAACTACACGGTTCATTTCTCCAACGTCATCTTTTTGCCCACGAGCCATTCCGACCGCATCTATTTCATCAAAACAAAGAACACAAGGAGCGGTTCTCACATAATCAAAAATTCTTGCAAGGTTAGATTGCGTTTGCCCTAAGTGCGAATCAACTAGACTTGAAAATTGAATCCTCAAAAACGGAAGTTTTGCTTTATGTGCGATATACCTAGCCAGCATGGTTTTGCCGCATCCGCTTTGCCCATAAAGCATCAATGCTGGCAAATAAGGAATGCCCATTTCGTTCAATTTTTCGGATGCTCGATAAATAGCAACGATTTTCTGCGTTATATTTTTTTCTTCGTTCCTAAGAAGGAATCTTGCTTCTGGAAATTCTTCTGTATCTTCTGCAATCAAAAGATGCTGCAAGTTATATGGCAATTCAATAAATTCTCTTTTGCTTTCCAACTTGCGAAGCATATTTTCTTTGAACTGCTCATCTTTTTTGGATGATATAGAATCCAAAATGATTTTAACGGCTTTTTGCGCGTTTCGCATATCACCATCGCAAACAAATCGAATAAGGCTTCGTTCACTATCATTCATCCAAGAAATCCTCCAATTCAATCTTCCCATCTGCCGCCGCAACCGCCAGAGCGTACACGAATTGTCCAATCGTCATTCCGTGCCGTCTGGCTTCACGGTTGATATACTTGCGTTCCTCCTCGCTCATAAGGATGGTAATCCGCTTAGACCGCTTGCCGTCACCGCTTGCAACGCCCTGATGCGATTTCGGCATCGGGATTTTTTTCTTTGTCAAGCCAGCTTCAGCCAGTGCGCCGGGAATATTGCCCTGTTCAATCAGTCGCTTCGTTTCTTTCGCCTGTTTCAGCTTCTTCGGCTTACCTTCGCCTAACACGGCATCATTTGGCTGTCTTTCGTTGTCTTTGGCTTGCTTCGGCTTAATACTGCTTAATTCCGCTTCACTTGGCTGTGCATGGCTGTCTGTGGCTTCACTGGGCTTAATCTGTGCTTGTTCGGCATTATTCGGCTTTGTTTGGCTTACTTCTTCTTCCTTTGGCTCACTTCGGCTTAATGGCTGTTCCGAAAAAACAGGCTGGAAGTCAAACCCGCCCAACAAGCCGGATGTTTTTTTGCTGGACTTTTTCACTGTGTGTCACTCCAATCAATAAAATACCCGTTGTACCGAAAAGATTTCGCCGCATTTCCAGCTTCAATCAAAACTTTTCCGGCTTTTATGGCTTCTTCGAAACTTAACGTCCCACAATGTCTTTGTGAAACAACATAATAAATCGGATTGTCTATTCCATCTCCTCGGCGGAAAAACATAACATCTTTCGAGCTGAATTTGCTTTGCAATTCAAACTCGGCTTTTTCCAGCTCTTTATATCTAACTACATTCACTGCACATCCCCCTCTACAATCTTCTTTGCCAGCTCTTTGAAGTCCTCTGCGCTGGTGCTCTTTGCCGTATCACCGCTAAACAGGCTATGCCGCTCTGCCTGCGCCTTACGAACACCCATAGACGGTCTAATCTTTACGTCCAAAAGCCTTGTTCCCATGCTTTCTGCAATCACAGGAAGCTGCTCCACGACCTCTTTTGACAGGTTCTCACGGCTCTTGTACTGGTTCAGAAGCAGACCTTCAATCTTCAAGGTAGGGTTGAAGTATCTGCGAACGTCTCCAATGGTTTGCGAAAGCTGGCTCAGTCCGGCAAGCGCATAGCGGTCTGCTGTAATGGGTACGATGATGCTGTTAGCGGCAATAAGAGCGTTTACAAGTGCAAGACCGAGCTGCGGGGGAGTGTCCAAAACAATGTAATCGTACTGTGCAGACACGGATTCCAGTGCTTCACGCAGCCGGAAGTTCTTGCCTATGTCCCGGACAAGCTGCTCGTCAATGTCCTTCAATGCGCTGTCTGACGGCAGAATGTCACCGGCTTCACAGTTCTGGATTCCTTCTTCTACCGTACCCTGCCGGGTCATTACATCGAACAGAGTACACACGTCCTCTGTCTGTGCGCCGTAAGTGTCCGTTGCGTTGCACTGGGCATCGCAGTCCACTAGCAACACCTTCTTGCCAAACAACTGCAATGCGCCAGCCAGACAGGTACTTGTGGTAGTCTTTCCTGTGCCGCCCTTCTGGTTGGCGACAGCTATGATTTTTGCCATTTTATCACTCTTTCTTTATTCTTTCACTGGTTCTGGCATCGGCATCCAATGGGTGAATTTCTGATATTTTGTCCTCCACCAACATTTCCCATTCCATTGAGCCGTAATCGTATGCGTTCCACAAAAATAAGGCCCATTAGAAACGCAAGACACAAGATACGTTCCCGGTTCTTCTGGTAGCCTGTCTTTCATACTAATCCATTCCATTCTTTCTCCTTTCTGCATCATCTGCTCAATGCGCTACGTCTTACTGCTCTTGTAACGCTTCAATGGAATAAAACGCTGGCATATACTTGTCTACGATACCCGCTTTGTCTACGCTTCTAATCAAATAACCAACAGGTCGGTCTGGGAACGGAGACCTGTCCAAAGACAAAATGTCATTATACGCAGCCTTTACCGTGTCGTAAACCGCTTCTCTGCGTCTTGGCAGTTTGATTTCGGGATGCTCTTTCTTCATCCACTTCTCAACCACTTTTGCCACGTCAACGCAGTCTTGCTTTTCCAGTTCGTCACACATAGACCAGTCAAAATCCTCGTATCCGCTTCTGCGAGGCTTTCTGGCAGCTTTTTGAGGTTCAGTCAGCACTTCGCTTGCCTGTGCTTCAATTAACTTCTCAGACGCTTTAATTTTGGGCTTAAACTTGACTGCAACAGCCTTTCGTGCCACAAGAACTGGTTCGTAGGTCACAACAATGTCAGACATGGCATTGATTTCGTCCACCGCAACGTCGAGTACTCGCTTGCGAAGGTTCTTGTAAACATCATAGCTGGCTTCCATCGCACCGAGCTGCTCTCTCAACTTCTTCAGACTGATTTCATGCGGTTTGTTGTCCATGTTTAGCCAATCTCGGAGAATCGAATAAAGCAGAATACTGTACTGAGATTTCATTCGTGACGTGTAACGCAGCCGATACCGGACGTAGCCACTTTCGGCAATGTCAAAGAAGATAGGCCGAAGGTCAGGGTTACAAGTGATTGCTACGACATAAGACCTTGTTTCTGGCACATAGTCCAGTTTCGCCCTTGTGAATAGGACAAAGCTTTCAAACGTGCCCTTCTCTTTGTCAATCGGAATCGACACTGTATTGCCAAGAAAGTGCTTTATTTGCGGCTCAATCCTTCGTGCATCAAGGCTTTTCAAACCAAGCAGCTCTCTATATTCTGCAAGAGTGAACTCCACACGGCTACTTTTTGGGTCTCTCGGATTTATTCTTGATAGGTAAACCTCTAGCAACCGAAGTTCTCCTGCGGTGTAGTCCCTAAACTTTGCCCAAACAAGGGATTTGCTTTTTTCGACAAGGTTGTTTTCCGATACTTTTGCCATCAGACAGACACCTTTTCCTTTAGCTGCTTCAACATCTCAAATTGACGCTTGTACTGCTGCATATATTGCTTCACGTTCATTTTTTTCAAGCCTTGTGTCAAGTCGAAGTTATCGGCAATATTGTCTTTTCGAACGATGAATTTGGTCTTTGAAACAAACTGCTCTTTCAGCTCAACCTCAAATCCGTTTTCCTCAAGCCATTTGATGGCAAACAGTTCTTCTTTTGAAAAATCCCATTTCTGGTTCTCTTTTCCAAGTAGCATTTTTTCGCCTCCTTTGCTTGAGTAGAGTATAACACATCATGGGGGACAAGTCAATACATCTCGTCCCCAGTGACTTGTCTTTTTGTCCCCCATGTCCTCGTCATTTTGTCCCCCATGACTTGTCAAAATGTCCCCCATGCTTTGTCATTTCGTCCCCCATCTACCTATTATATATTAAACAAGAAATAAACAAGAGGTTAAATATCATCGTTAAATAAGAGATGACGATAATTTTCAACAATTTCTTTGTTTTTCTATTCCAGCTTGTGGATAACTCAACCTTTCATTTGCTGAATAAAGTATTCCCGGTAATGATTAGTCTTATCTAACGTGTACAAAAAGTGGATGAAAAACTTTTAAGCCGGTGTTATGGGGGACAGATTGACAAGCCGACCAATCACAGACAATAAATTAACGACAACTCGTTATTTATTCCGCGAAAATGCTGTCGATTTACAGACTATGGGGGACGGAATGACAAGGCAAATTTGCCCGATAGGTGCACAAAAAGTGGATGAACGTGGACAAAATGTTCTTCAAAAACTGCGATAATTCGACAATCAGCGCAAAATGTTTTCTTCGTTGATGGTATAAGAATCGTTTCGCTTCATCGCCGCAGCTTCCCCACAGTCCTGTGCCTGATACAAAATCTGCATATTGGGTTGTGTTCCGTCTGGGTCTGGGTCGGTTTTGGTGGCCTGTGCCATTTCATAATGACCTGTGACAGTGCGGCAGACAGACACACGATCACGCAAAGTCGTATGAAGGTTGGCTACCATTTCGCACAGAACGGCAAGGTAATCTGAGCCGTGATTGCCATAGATCAGATAGCACAGCAAGTCAATTTCTTGCGGATGGGCTTCTTTGATATGCTCTATCAGCGCATCTCTCTTTCTCTTGGTGCTGGCATCGCCAGCCAGGCTTTCCAATAATCCGGGATGCAAACAGGTGTCTATGTACGGCTTGGCCGCAACACCGCAGCACACAAACCATTTTATGATAGTAGAAGCATCTGGGGTCATTGTCCCTTGCTCATAACGAAAGATGGATGTTCGGCCTATACCCATTTTGTCCGCAAGCTTCTGTTGGCTAAGCCCAGATTCCGCTCTTGCCATCTCTAACACTTTTGCCACTCGTATCCTATAATCATCCATAAATACCCCTCTTTCGACAAAATGACACAAAAGCAAAGAAATTAAACTGATATATTGTTCAAAATGTGAAACAATAATTGAAAAAAGTCGCTGTTCCATTGAAACAGCGAGATGTGGTATAACTGTATTGTCAAAAAATTCCAAATAGAAAGGAAATACAAAATGAAAGAAGCTGTAATCTGGAACCATGAACGTATGCCAATCATTGACGGAATGCCCGCCAGCGTTACCGATGGGCAGCCACACACACCTGAACCATGGGAGGAAAGCTAATGAACCGAACTGTAGATGCTCTGATTGTCCCATACGCCCGCAGACGGACGCTGGAGCTTGTCCTGAGCCTTTCTGGGTACGAAGCTGATAAAGATGCTTACCTCGAAGCGAAAGGCATCCTGGAACGTGCCGTAGCCGCCTTAGACGATGGACGCGACCCGGCAGATAACATCGAACGCATTGACGGACAGCTTGTGGAACTGTGAAAGGAGAAGAAGATGGACTTTACGAACGGATTCTATAAAACCGAAAACCCTGTTGTTCTTGAAGAAGTGAAAACCTTCCTTCAGTCAATGGAACGGCGCGGAGCAACCGTAAAAGACTTGGACGATGCCATTGTGCAGCTAAACAATGTTTCGCACAGCATCAGCACAAACGCTCTCGTCAAAGCAGATGTGCTGGACGATTTACCGAATAACCCCTTTCGTTCCATGCTCAACGGAATGTTACAAAGCAAAGGGTAACTTAAACTTAATGTGGCTCTTAATCATTGTCATTGCAATTTTTGGCTTCCCTGATACAAAGTAATGAATGCGCAGAAAACGTTTGATTTTTGCGAAGTTGTTCAAATTGTATTGACTACACAACCAAAAGATGTATAATCATATCAAATGAACATTCGTATTTACTGGTCGGGAGGATATGCTGCAATGAGCGAACAAGAAAGAGCGAAAATTGACCGATTTATTGCATGGCTGCGGGAACATCCTGAAAAGATTCCAGCAGCGGAACAAGCACTAGACCTAGAGTAACAGAGAATCCCTTGCGCAGAGCTATACCAGCCCGGCACAAGGGATTCTTTTTATTTTACCGGGTCAGAACCACTTCTTTTTTCGGTTTCTACGGTAACGATATTTTCTGCTATTGCCATATAGCACACGGTCATTGCCTTTTAACAATGCCTGCATAAACCAAAAGCAAAAGGCACAGCCGCACAACAAGTAATACACGGGCTTGCCTCACATCTTCTCGATCAGGTTCATCAGCGCTTCGCGTTGCGCTGTCGGCATAGATTCAAGCTTTTTTCTAATCCGCTCCACTGCTGCATCAACTTCGCTTTGCGGCTGCTTGGACGGATTTTCTTTTTGTTCGCCAGTGAGCAGGTAGTCCACAGTAACAGCAAAGTATTGTGCTAACCTTGAAGCGTTATCGGAAGACGGCTTTGGGTCTTCGCCTTGTTCATACTTCTTTTTCCAGTAAG